TCAGACTGACCTTTGAAACCTTCGAGGATCTCTAGCCATGGCTTTTTACCGAGGGCAGCAAGGCAGCGTCAAGTTTGATGATGCCGGAACAACTGCCGCAACTATCGTCAGCACCCGCTCTTGGTCGCTGACCGTCGAGAAGGAATCACTCGACACCACTGCCCTGGGCGCAACCTACCGGGCAAACGTAGGCGGGCTGATCAGTGGCAGCGGCACTGTTGAGCTGATGTACACCGCCACTAGCTCCGATGAGACCAACGTGTTCATCGAGCACGCCAACACCGCTACCGACGAGGGCGGCGCACTGTTCGAGCTGTTCCTGGATACAAGCGGCACCAAGAAGATCAGCTTTGACGGTGTGATCACATCGGCTGAGTACTCTGCAACAGTGGGCGAGATCGAAGTGATCACGGTCAACTTCGTGACCAACGGAACCATCACCCTCGACATCTGATCATGGCTTTCTATCGCGGGCAACAAGGGACAGTCTTTTTTGACAAGGCTGGCAGCGGCGGTCTGTCTGAGATCGCATCGGTGCGGTCATGGTCGATGACCGTTGAGAAGGAGTCTTACGACGCCACCGCTCATGGTGCCACCTACCGCGCTAACATCGGCGGCCTGATCAGTGGATCGGGGACGATCGAGGTGATGTACGACGCCCCTGGATCGGGCGACAAGCTGGACCTGATCAAGGATGCCAACCAAGCCACCGACGAGGCCGATGCAGCGGTTGAGCTGTATCTGGACGAGACCGGCGGCAAGAAGATCACCGGCACCATCGTGGTGACAAGTAGCGAGTACTCGGCTACTGTTGGCGAGATCGAGATCATCACGATCAACTTCGTCTCCAGCGGAACCCTCACGCTTAGCATCTGATGCCTGCCTCACAACGCCCGGTTGACCTGCTCGCCGGTGCATTTGACCTGAACCAGCGCCGTAAGTTCAGCATCAAGAATGATGCTGGTGATACGGTGCTGGATCTTTACTTCAAGCCGATCACCCGCGCAGACCGCAAACGTGCAACAGCGCTGGCGGGGTCTGATGAGGCGCTGGAGGTCAGCACGCAAATGCTGTGCCAGATTGCTGAGCTGGAGAACGGCACCAAGGCATTCGCGCCGGCTGATGCAGCCAAGCTGCAACGCGAGCTGCCCGAGCGCGTGCTGAACGAGCTGGAGCTGTTCCTGTTCGGCCTTGGTGATGATGCTGGTCTAGAGGAAGCAAAAAAAGACTGAGCCAGGATAACTGGCTCTTCTTCGAGTTCTTCCTGGCTACTGAACTAGGCATGACGGTCAGCCGGTTGCGGACTGAGCTGACCGACGCTGAGTTCGTGCATTTTGCGGCGTACTACCAGACCAGAAAAGAACGCGAGGACAAGGAACGACCTCGGTAGAATGGTGCCATGGCAGTCTCAAACGTCGAGCTAAGGGTTGACTCGCGGCAGGCGGTTAACGCGCTGCAGCAGGTCAATCGGGCGTCAGGGCAGCTTGACACATCAATCGGGCAGCTGCAGAAATCTTTGGCAGGGCTAGCCAGTGGATTGGCTGGTGGATTTGCAATCACCAAAGCAATCAACGATTACAAAGAACTCGATAGAAACATAAGAAGACTTGGGACTGCTGGTGGAAATATTAAAGCATTGGATGAAGGGCTTGGAAACTTAAGCACTAGGCTTGGTGGAGTTGCAGGCAAAGCCGAGCTGGCAGCAGCAAGTTACCAAGCATTGTCGGCTGGATTCAGCGATACTGCAGGCAATCTAAAGCTAGTAGAAGCTGCAACCAAAGCTGCCATTGGTGGACTTGCTGATACAACACAAGTCACCGAAGTGCTAACAAAAACCCTCAATGCTTATGGCATGAGTGGTGAGCAAGCAATCAGAGTTACCGACAGCATCAGCAAGGCAATCGAATACGGACAAGTCGAGTGGTCTGATTACACCAGCCAACTTGGCAGGGTTGCATCTATTGCAGCGCTTGCTGGTGTCAGCCTGGATGAAGTCAATGCGTTTATTGCCGCGGCAACGAAGAATGGCGCTACCGCTGAAGTTGCTTTCACTGGATTAGGTGCAGCACTGACGCAGATCCTGCAACCCACCAAAGAGTCACAAGATGCAGCCAAGTTGCTAGGAATCCAGTGGAACCTCGCCGGCGTACAGGGCAAAGGATTTACTGGCTTGATGGCCGAGTTGGCGAAAGCTCAAACCACCAACAAAGAAGCCGCAGCCAGATTAATTGGATCACAAGAAGGCATGAGAGGGGTTTTTGCTGCCAACGCAAAAGCCGGCAAGGACTATCAGGAGATCCTAAAAGGATTACAGGATGCGGCAGGTAAGACAGAAAGCGACTTTGACAAAATGAAAGAAAGCCTAGAAAGCCAACTTAAGGGATTAGATAGTGCTTTCAAAAACTTAAGCAATGAGGTCCTAACCACTTTTGCACCTGTCATTGGTGCAGCGCTGCAAACAGCAATAGATAAACTCAATGAAGCCGCTACTGTAATGCGCGACTTTAGAGTCGGTATTGAGGTACTAGCTGGTGCATTTGGAGGGCTAAAAAACGCGATTGCATCGCTCGATGGTCCATTGCTGCGATCAATTGGAAGATTCAATGAACTTGGTCGCAATGCAGCTTTTAGAATTATGACCGGCATCTTTACAGCAGGAAGTAGTGAGCTGCTGTTAGGTGTCGCAGGATTTGGAGCAGCAAAGCGCAAGCGTGATGCAGAGAATCAACCAGCAGGACCTGCTATTCCGGAGAGACTGCGCAATGCTGTCGCCATCACAACCGCTGTTGACGGAGTCGGAGGCGGTGGAACTGTAGACAAAAAAGCTGCCAAGGAAGCCGAGCGCGCAGCAAAAGCTGCTGCCGAGGAGCAGGCGCGCGTTGCGCAGGTGATCCGGGACCGGACTGCGGAAGGACAGGTCTTGCAGCTTAAGTCTGGCCTGCAGGACAAGATCGCTGCCGCAGAGGCGATCGGCGACAAGCAACTTGTTGCACGGTTGAAAGGGCAGGAGAGGGAGATCGACATCCAATACCGCTATGCCCAGGCATTAGCGCAGGAGAAAGACATCAGGGCGCAACAGGCCATCATCTATGAGGGCAACACAGCACTGGTTGCCAACCAGCGTGACATCGAGCGCGAACTGGCCGCAATTGACCAGCAGCGCATCAAGGATGGCGCGCAATTGTTGGCTGACAAGCAAAGCGAGCTGGATCTGCTGAAGCAGACGGATCCACTCAAGCGGGATCTGTTGCAGATTGAGCAGTACCTGAAATCAGAAGAGATCGCCAAGCTGAACCTGACACAGAGTCAACTTGATCAACTGCGCAAGATCCTGACTGCAACGGCACAGATAAAGAACGCAAGCAGTGGCCTGAAGAGTGTCTATGCCGACATCGGCATGTCGCTGAAGTCCGGCATTGTTGACGCCATCCAAGGTGCGATTGATGGCACCAAGTCGCTAGGTGACGTGGCATCGCAGGTGCTGCGTAACATCGCCAACAAGCTGCTTGACGTGGCCATCAACATGGCGCTGTTCGGCGAGATGTCTGGCACCGGATCCGGCGGCGGATTGCTCGGCGGACTATTCAAGCCAAGCCCACGCGCCATGGGCGGCAGTGTCCGCGCTGGTCAGCCGTACCTAGTCGGCGAGCGTGGTCCTGAACTGTTCATGCCAGGTCGTAGCGGCGGCATCGCACCGACCGGCAGCTTTGGTGGTGGCGTTAGTGTGGTCGTCAACGTTGACGCCAGCGGCAGTAGCGTGCAGGGTGATGACCAGCGGGCTAATCAGCTTGGCAGGATCGTGTCTGTAGCAGTGCAGCAAGAGATCGTCAAGCAGAAGCGTCCCGGAGGATTGCTCGCATAATGGCCACCTTCCCAGCGATCACACCGACCTACGGCGCTGAAAAGCGCAGCGCACCGCGGCAACGGGTTGTGCAGTTCGGTGATGGCTACGAGCACCGGTTGACCTTTGGCCTGAATCAAAACCCAAGGGAGTGGTCACTGACCTGGAACAACATCACCGAAGCCAATGCAGATACGATTGAGACCTTCCTTGATGCTCGCGCTGCTGATGGTGCTTCCTTTGGATGGACGCCGCCAGATGAGGCAACGGCCTACGACTGGGTATGCAGTAGCTGGACCAAGTCGATCCCGTACACCGGCAGGGCGGTGATCACTGCCACGTTCCGGCAAGTATTTGAACCCTGATGGCTGTACCGGTCTCAGCGCTGCAGGAGATCAACCCTGGCGCGGTCATTGAGCTGTTCGAGCTGGAGCTGAACACCGCGCAGCATGGTGTTACGGATGTCTACCGATTCCACTCGGGCGTCAACCTACAAGCTGGCGGGCTGCTGATCGCAGAAGACAACGATCTGCTGCTCTTCGAGAATGGCGACATGATCGCCCAACAGATCGGCGGTCTGATCTGGAATGGCAACAGCTATTCGTGGTTCCCGATCCAAGCTGATGGCTTTGAGCTAAGCGGCAACGGCCAACTGCCGCGGCCGACGTTGCGGATGAGCAATCTGCTTGGCACGATCACCGGATTGATGCTCAGCCTGCCGCGTGGGTTGGAGGGTGCCAAGGTGACCCGCATCCGTACGCTCGGGCGTTACCTCGATGCGGACAACTTCCCTGGTGGCGTGAGCCCTTACAGTCCAGACCCGACGGCTGAGTTCCCGCGACAGGTGTTCTACATCGACCGCAAGGCGGCTGAGACCAGGGACGTCGTCGAGTTTGAGCTAGCCAGCGCGTTTGACCTGTTCGGCGTGCGCGGTCCGAAGCGGCAATGCCTCAGTGCATTCTGCCAATGGGAGTACCGCTCAACCGAATGCGGCTACAGCGGCGATCTGTATTTCGACGAGGATGACGTGTCTGTCGCCACGTTGGCAGAGGATGTCTGCGGCAAACGGTTGAGCAGTTGTGAGCGACGGTTTGCACAGATCATCGGCACCGGCAGCGTCACCAGCGGCAGCAATCAACTGGTCCTCGAGTCGGCGGTCAACGTGAAGGCAGGGCTGCCGATCAAAGGGTTTGCTGTGCCAAGCGGCACGACGGTGTCAAGCGTTGCAGGTGCCACCATCACAATGAGCGCCAACGCAACAGCAACGACCACCATCAGCAAAACCGGCACGCTGAGCACCAACCGCGCCACCATCACCGGCATCAACACCAGCGGGCTAGCTGTTGGCATGATCGTCACAGGCGGCGGCATCCCGGCTGGCGTGTCAGTTACGGTCGAGTCTGTTGGCGCCACCACCGTCACGCTGAGCCAGCAATTGTCATGGCTGAATGTGGCCACACTGATCACGACCAAAACCAGCAGCTACCTGAAGCAGCAGGCATTTGGCTACGCTGCCAACCCACGCGACCCGGATCCTGTTGGTGATGTGATCGTGGTGCCCAACACGACCAGCATTGCACTGGGTCAGTACGTCATCGGTCCCACCATCGCAGAGGCCGACACTGCAACGGTGACCGGCATCCTCGGCAACAGCGGCACCCTTAAGCGTGTGCTGCTGTCGTTCAACGCCAAGATCGCCAACAGCACCGGCAGTTACAGCTTTTACGAAGTGCAGACCCAAGCATCTGCGACCTACACGTTTACAGCACCCGATCGCAGCTATGTGTTCCGCACGGATGGCATCCTAAACTTCGGGTCATTCCCTGGCGTGAGCAGCTATGTGGCGTGAGCAGGCCATGCTGCACGCCAAGCAGCAGGACCCAAAGGAATCATGCGGGCTGCTGGTGCAACTGGATGATCTGACGTATTGGCCCTGCGCAAACCTCGCCAACAGCGGGCAGGAGTTTGTGCTCAACCCACTGGACTATGCAGCAGCAGAGGATGCCGGTGTGGTGTTGGCCGTCATCCATAGCCACCCTGGCGGACCGCTGGAGCCGTCTAGAATGGACATCAGAGGCATCAAGTTGAGCGGCCTTAGCTGGTTTATCCTTGATCCACGCACCGAGCAATGGTCTGATGAATACCATCCGAGTGTATGGGCCGCTAGCTGAGTTCCTCGGGCGCCGCGTTTTTGAAGCTGTTGTCGATACCGCCATTGAGGCGTTGCGATTCCTCAATGCCAACTTCCCTGGGTTGCGCCAACACCTAGCGAATCAGCGATACTGCATAGCGGTTGGCGACCATCTGTTGACTGCTGACGAACTGAACCATCCGATCGGGCGCCAAGAGCTGCGGATCATCCCTGCGTTCAGTGGGGAGCTGGATATTCTCGGCGCGCTTGTTGAGGGAGTATCTAACGTTGCCACTCAAGCAGCGCCAATCCTGTTAGGCATTGGCCTGTCCGTTGGCCTTCAGTACCTATCAAGCCAACTGCAGAGCAAAACGCCGCAGGTTGGCGTGTCGGCGTCATCCAGCACGCAGAATGACCCGCGATCTAACTTCAGCTTCAGCGGTGTGCAGAACACCGCAAGGGCTGGTGTACCGGTGCCGATCGTCTATGGCGAGGTGATCGTCGGATCAGTTGTTGTCAGCGCCGGCATTGACACTGTGCAGGTGAAGGCATGACGCTGCAATCGACGCAATACACACAGATCGTTGACCTGATCAGCGAAGGCGAGATCGAGGGATTGGTCAATGGCGAGCAGTCGATCTTTTTGGACAACACGCCACTACGTGATGCTGGCAATCGCCTGAACTTCCAAGGCGTCGAGGTAGACGCAAATGCCAAGGGCACGCAGGCTCAATCGCCGTTGAAGTATGGCGACACCATTTCAGAAGAGCGAACGGTTGGCGTCACCGTTGACGCAGCCAATCCGGTGGTGCGCACCATTGCGGACAACAACGTCGATGCAGTGCGCATCACGCTGCAGTTCCCGGTGCTGTATAGCGACAGCGGCAACAAGGGGACAAAGGTGCAGATTCAGATTTCTAGGCGCTACAGCGGCGGATCGTATGAAGTCATTCACAATGACATCGTCAACGGCAAATCACTGGACCCGTATAACCGCGACTATCAGATCGATCTAGACGGCGCGTTTCCGGTTGACATCAAAGTCACTCGCGTTACCGCCAACTCAACCAGCTCCAAGGTACAGGATAAGTTCAACTGGGCGTCGTACACCAAGATCATCTATGGCAGGCTGCGGTATCCCAACAGCGCTGTCATCGGCCTGCGGCTGGATGCAAAGCAGATTGGCAGCATCCCTAAGCGCAGCTACCGCATCCGTGGCATCAAGGTGTCGATCCCTGATGGTGTCATTGTTGACCTTGGTACCGGGCGGATCGTTTATCCGGCTGGCTTTGTATGGAGCGGCAATTTCAGCGCAACCAAGCAATGGACCAATGACCCTGCATGGGTGCTATGGGATCTGCTGGTCAACAGTCGTTATGGGTTCGGTGATCACATCCAAGCATCGCAACTGGATAAGTTTTCATTCTTTACCGCGTCGCAGTATTGCAGCGCGTTAGTACCGGATGGCCTCGGTGGTACTGAGCCGCGATTCTCCTGCAATGTCAACATCCAATCAGCAGACGATGCCTACAAGCTGATCAGTGACATGTGCTCGGTCTTTCGGGCAATGCCGTATTGGTCCGAGGGTGCGCTCAGCATCGCGCAGGATGCACCGGACACCGTCGCGCATTTGTTCACGCTGGCCAACGTGACTCAAGACGGATTCTCGTATCAGGGCAGCAGCCTAAAGGGCAGGCCGACCGTTGCGATCGTGTCCTACTTCGACATGGACACCCGCGACGTCGCACAGGAGGTGATCGAGGATAAGGACGGTATCCAACGGTACGGCATCCAAACGGCTGAGATCCAGGCATTTGCCTGCACCAGCCGCGGCCAGGCGCACCGGCTCGGCGAGTGGTTGCTGTACTCCAACCGCTACGAAACCGAGGTCATCACGTTCAGTGCATCGCTTGACGCTGGCGTGGTGCTGACACCTGGGCAGATCGTTGAGGTATCCGATCCAACCAGAAGCGGTCAGCGTCGCGGTGGGCGGATCACATCCGCAACGACAACAGCGATCACCGTTGACAGCGCCACTGGCTTGGCGCTCGGGACCAGCCCGACGCTATCGGTGATCCTGCCGACCGGTGCGGTTGAATCCAGAACGGTGTCATCCATCGTCGGCAGTGTGATCACGGTCAGCAGCGCGTATTCGACGGCGCCCAATGTCAACAGCATCTGGCTGTATCAGACCGAGGACCTAGAGGCGTCAACCTGGCGGATCGTCAGCATTGCCGAGTCGGAGCAGGCTGTCTACACCATCAGCGCGGTTGCCTACAACAGCAGCAAATACGACTACATCGAGCGGGATGTGCCGCTGCAGTTCCGGGACATCACCAACCTGAACGAAGTGCCATCTGCTCCTAGCGGGCTGACGCTGCAAGAGCGTGTCTTTGAGAGCAACGGCATTGTCTTGGCTCAGTTGCAGGTGGCATGGTCAGCGGTGACCGGCATTGACATCTACCGAGTGCGTTGGCGCGTTGATGACGGCAACTGGGTCGAGACGGATCAGGAGACCGTCGCATACGACATCGACATTGCCGTCGCTGGCCTGTATCAGGTTGAGGTCTACAGCGTCAATCCGGTCAACCGGCGACTGTCGGCAACAGCAGCCATCGGATCAGTCGAGGCAGTGGGCAAGACCGCCGCACCTGCATCGCCGACTGGACTGAGCCTAGTGGCAATTGACGAAGCGTCAGCGGTCATCAGTTGGGATCGCAGCACCGAGCTGGACGTGATCCTGAATGGCAAGGTTCTGATCCGTCATCAACCGGTGCTGACCGGCGCAGCATGGGAGAGCGCGCAGGAGATCGTGGCCGCAGCGGCTGGCGGCCAGACACAGAAGCAGGTGCCACTGCTGGAGGGCACTTACCTGCTTAAGTTCGAGGATGACATCGGCAACCGCAGCGTCACCGCAGCATCCATCATCGTTGACTTGCCGACACCATTGCCGCGGCTGCTGGTGCAGACCTACACGCATCCGCCATTCACCGGCACGTTTGTCGATACTTTCTTTTTTGAAGCAGCCACAGGCGACGGACTGTCAATCGCTAACGAGACCTACATCGACGACATGGCGCTAGACGGGAACTGGGATGCGCTGGATTCAATCGACAACATCGGAGGCGCACTTGAGACCGGCGAGTACCTGTTCAACCAGACGCTTGACTTGAATCAGGTGTATGACGTGAATGTCAGGCGAACGCTTGAGTTCTACACGTTCATCGCTGGTGCGTTGTGGGATGACAGGACCGGTGACATCGACACATGGAACATCATCGACGATCTAGGCGATCGCACCAATGCGTTGATGTACGTTCGCACCACCACCGACAATCCATCAGGATCGCCGACATGGGGCGATTGGCGTGAGTTTGCCAATGCGACGGTGCGTGGCCGCGGCTTCCAGTTCAAGGTGGTGCTCAACACAACTGATGCGACTCAGGTGCCGGTTGTCACTAATGCCAGTGTTGCCGTCGAGATGCAGCAGCGGGCTGAGATCTCGGACGTGCACGACACGCTGAACGCAGCAGCCGAGATCCAGGCTGGCAGGGACTACACC